ACTTGGAAACGAAGTACTATGAACTTCAAGATAAGTATCAATTACTGATCCATCACTATGAAGACCTAAAGGCAGAGTATGAAGCGTATTGTGTTAGACATCGAGACAACATTAGATCACAACACGATCTGGATGGTAGTAACTAAAGACATTGATACTGGAGAAGTTAACATATGGAAAGCAGCAAGCAACCTCGTGGAGTATTTAAAGGACACTACGTTGATAGTAGCCCACAACGGCATAAGCTTCGATTTTCCGATATTGAACAAGCTTTGGAGTACGAAGATTCGCTTGAGCCAAGTGTACGATACACTGATAGCGTCAAGGTTGTTAAATCCCTCAATAGAGAACGGGCACAGCTTAGACGCTTGGGGCGAGAGGATGAAGACACTCAAGAAAGTTGACTACAAAAGGATCTGGTTATGGTTAATGGACAAACAACAAGAGGAGTATAAAGGTGAGTGCTTTAACGTTCCTCACATGGCTCTTTTGGAGTATTATTGCATTAGGGACGTTGAGGTCACTTGCAATCTTTATAAGCATCTTACTGATGAACTTACTAAGAAAGGCTTTTCACAAGAAAGCATTGATCTTGAACATAAGGTAGCTTCTATCATATCTGAACAGGAACGTAATGGCTTCAAACTTGACTTACCCTTCGCAACCTGCTTACTTGCTGACATCAAAGGAAAGATGGCAGGAATATATGAGCAGATGCAAGAGAGATGGCCTCCAGTCATCACACAAAGATTCCACAAAACAAGTGGAAAGCCCATCAAAGACTGCGTTGATACTTTTAATCCCGGAAGCAGGAAACAGATCGGAGAAAAGTTGATGGAGTTGGGGTGGAAGCCAAAGGATTTTACTGAGAAGGGCCAACCTATTGTCGATGAGACAGTCTTAGCTAATGTTAAGATTCCTGAGGCTCAGATGATCGCTGAATACCTGATGCTACAGAAACGAGTAGCTCAGATTGAAAGCTGGTTAGAAGCTGTAGGTAAAGACGGTAGAGTTCACGGTAAGGTTATAACGAATGGAGCTGTTACAGGTAGGATGACACACAGTAGTCCTAACATGGCACAGATTCCTAATTCAGGTAGCATCTATGGAAAAGAATGTAGAGAATGTTGGACTGTGGAAGGTGGTAACGTATTGGTTGGTTGTGACGCTAGTGGCCTTGAGCTTCGTATGCTTGCACATTACATGAAAGATGAGAACTATGTTAAAACAGTCACGGAAGGTTCCTCCAAGGACGGCACTGATGTACATACGCAGAATCAGAAAGCTGCGGGGCTTCAAACAAGGGATCAAGCAAAGACCTTTATTTACGCATTCCTATACGGTGCAGGGCCAGCTAAGATTGGTTCCATTGTCGGTGGTAATGCTAAGGCGGGACAGAAGCTTATCGATTCCTTCCTTGCAAACACACCTGCCTTACAGCGTCTTAGAAGTACGGTTGGTAGATATGCGGGTAAGGGCTTTGTACCGGGGCTTGATGGTCGTAAGATATGGGTCAGGTCGGAACATGCTGCCCTCAATTCGCTCCTTCAAGGGGCTGGTGCTATCGTAATGAAGAAAGCTTTAGTACTATTTTATGATAAGACTAAGGCAAATAAGTGGCCTGTGAAGCTAGTAGCTAATGTTCACGATGAATTTCAGCTTGAAGTTCCTAAGGAATATGCTACAATAGTAGGTGAGGCTGCTAAGAGAAGTATCGTTGAAGCTGGGGAGTACTTTAAGCTTCGTTGTCCACTAGACGGGGAGTATAAAATTGGTGCAAACTGGCGTGAAACACACTAATGTAAAACAGATTATCTTTGACGTTGAAGGAGAGAACTTTAAGGTCAAGATGGTAGGTGACATGGATCTTGAAGAGGTATACACCATACTGGTATCAGCGGTGATGTACTTAGAAGACATGGCACAAGGGCTTTCAGTTCACCCTTCATCAAATGAACTACACTAAAGAGGAGTATAATGGTATTTAACCTAGAACCTAATGAAGCTGCTTTCATTGTTCGTGTGGTTGGACAACTTCCTACAGAGTCAGGTGCATTCCCGTTGCATCAGAAGCTGGTGGAGCAGTTCCAAGCTCAAGACAAACAACAAGAAGTAGCCCCTGTAACAGCTGAGTAAATTTAAACATTAAAGGAAAATGAAATGAGTATTGATAGCATCAAACCCGTAAAAGTCGCTGGTGAACTGTATTGGTCTAACTGGATGAAAGAGTACAACAAGAAGTTCAACGAGGCTAACGATAAGTATGAGTGCACATTGGGACAATTGAGTGATGCAGCCTGTGCTAAGCTGGAAGAGCTTGGTATCAAGTTGAAAGATAAAGACACAATGGGTAAGTACATTGTCGGTAAATCTAAGTTCTTGTTTGAGCCTGTCGATGAAGAGGGCAATCCTGTAGATATCTCTAAGATTGGTAATGGTACTAAGTGTTATGCACTGGTGTCGTCATACCGTCACAAGATGTCAGCTAAGTTTGGTGCTGCACCATCAATTAAGAAGCTGGTGATCACTGAGTTGAAAGTTTACTCTCCTGAGGGTTCACCTGAGGAACAAGAAACAGCGGATGATGTCCTCTAATCAGGATAGACCTACAGAAGCCATCGTTGATGCTGATTTTTTAGTATACAAGGTTGGCTTCTCCAATGAGGACGAAGAGGAACGGTGGGCACTAAATCGACTCACAGAGTGGTTTACTGACATAATCTATATGCGCTTGAAGTGTGATGACTACAGAGCTTGGATTACAGGTAAGACTAACTTTAGATTTGAGATAGCTACCACAGTTCCTTACAAGGGGAATCGTAAAGATGCTCCTAAGCCTAAGCACTATGATGCTCTTCGCAAACATCTAATGAAGCTCGGTGCTAAGATGTCAGAGGGTGAAGAGGCTGATGACGCTGTAGGCATAGCATCCACTGAAGGTAACTATTGGATCGTGCATGTGGATAAGGATCTAGATCAGTTACCCGGCTGGCACTACAATCCTGTAAAGGATGAGGAATACTATGTTACTGAGTTTGAAGGCTTGTACAGTTTCTATAAACAGATACTGACAGGTGACAGAGTTGATAACATTGAAGGTATCAGAGGTATTGGCCCTGTAAAGGCTGATAAGATCTTGAAAGACTGTACAACTGAAAGGGAACTATATGAAGCTTGTATCAAAGCTTATGACGGCAATACTGACAGGGTACTGGAGAACGGTAAGCTCCTATGGCTAAGAAGGAAACCAAACCAGATGTGGCAACCTCCTTCAGTCTCGCAGGAGCCGTCTGGACAGTAGAGCTTGTTAACCACTTAGATGATATGGGTAAGTGTGATTCTGAGAAGCAGACCATATCTATTCGCAGTGGGATGAATGCTCAAGCTACTGAACAGACCTTCTATCATGAGCTAGTACATGCCATTATGTTTACAATGGGTAAGCTAAATCACGATGAAGAGTTTACAGATGCCTTTGGAGCCTTGCTGCATCAGTATCAAAGGACTAGAAGTAAATGAAGCCAAAGAGAAAGAAGCCACTGACAGTTAGACAAGTAGCCCTGAAACACGGGTTTAGGTCTGGCTTAGAGGATAAGATAGCTGATAACTTAACCAGTCTAGGTATTCCATTTGAGTATGAGAAGCTTGTGATTGATTATGTTCAACCAGCTAAGGCTAGAAAGTACACCCCTGACTTTGTACTTCTGAACAACGGTATTATCATTGAAAGTAAGGGAAGATTTGTAACAGCGGATAGACAGAAGCACCTAATGATTCAAGAGCAGTACCCTGAGTTAGATATTAGGTTTGTCTTTAGTAACTCTAAAGCTAAGCTTTCAAAGCTAAGTCAGACGACATACGGTATGTGGTGTGATAAGCATGGGTTTAAATTCGCTGATAAAGATATTCCTATGTCATGGTTAAATGAACCTAAGAAAGGAACTAAACATGTTAGATAGATTGATTAAGACTTTAGAAAGATCTCAGGAGTTACGAGAAGCTTGGTATGAGTTTTCAGATGCTTTGGTTGTTGAGTCTTTAAAGGAGACTTATCTGAATACTCTTAATGGAGGATTTAGTAGTCACCCTGAAGACATAGCTAATAACTTAAAAGTTCATAAAGCTCTTGAAGTTGTTTTAGGTTACTATATGTTTCTGCCTGATGCTGATGAGTTTATTAAGGAGGCTAATAATGAACGTAGAGCTTGTTAAAGAACATGAGAACGGGGACGCTACGTACGTGTTTGAGCTTACTAACGATGAAGCTAAAGCACTTCTAAGTTTTGGCATACTGGAAGCTATCAAAGCTGGTATACGTAGAGGTGAGAAAATAACTGTTGAAGGAGCTGATCTTGAAGATTTTAGTCATCCCGGACTGTCAGATTAAAGAGGGCGTACCTTTAGAGCACCTGACATGGGCTGGTAAAGCTATTGTCGATTACAAGCCTGATGTAGTTGTTAACCTAGGTGACTTTGCTGACATGCCAAGCCTTAGTAGTCACGACATCAAAGGAAGTAAGTACTTTGAAGGTCTACGCTACAAGAAGGACATTGAAGCTGCTAAGGAGGCCATGAAGTTGTTGTTAGCTCCTTTGAGAGAAGCTCAGAAGACTCAGAAGGAATCCAAACACAAGGTATACAAACCCCGTATGGTGATGACTCTAGGGAATCATGAGAACCGTATTGATAGAGCTGTTAACAATAACCCAACTCTAGAGGGATTAATTTCAACTAAGGACTTAGACTATGAGAAAGACTGGGAAGTACACGGGTTTTTACATCCTGTGTTTATTAATGGTGTTGGGTTTAATCATTACTGGCCGGTCGGTGCGATGGGAAGACCTGCCGGTGCTGCTAGTGCTATTATCAATAAACTCCATATGTCTTGCGTTGCAGGGCATCAGCAGGGAAAGCAGATCGCCTACGGAAAACGTGCTGATGGAAAGCCTATATGTGCTATCATCGTTGGCTCTTATTATCTACACGACGAGTCTTACATGGATCAACTAAGTAACAGACACTGGAGAGGTTTGCTTATAATGAATGAAGTACAAGATGGTCACTTCGATGAAATGTTCTTAAGTGTTGAATACCTTGGGAGGAAATATGGATAACAAGGACAATAAAAAATGTAATACTTGCTTTTACAGTGAACTATATGGCGGTATTCATCCGTGTGTAGATTGTTTTAACTATGATAAATGGGTTAAACGTGACATCTACATTCGTGATGCAGCTCAGCCTTTAAGTGAAGCTGTTAAGGAATGGGTTGACTCAGACCAAAGTGAATGGGCTAATGATAATGTTCATAAGCCTAAACACTATACTGAGCATCCCTCAGGTATTGAATGTATCCAAGTTACAGAACACATGGGCTTTAACTTAGGTAATGCAATCAAATATATCTGGCGCTGTGACTTGAAGAAAGATGCCATCGAAGACCTTAAGAAGGCCAAGTGGTATATTGACAGAGAGATCAACAAACGTGAACGCAACAATAACATTTGAAGAACTGAAAGAGGCTCTCAAACGTTTAGATGAGATCACACTCTTGGAACTGCTTGGACTCCAGAGTGATGATCTTGTCGAAAGATTTGATGATGTAATTGAAAAGAAACAAGAATACTTAACAAAGGAAATAGACTAATATGACAGCTGTAATGACACCCTACCAAGAATACATCGGTAAAAGCCGTTATTCACGTTACTTGGATGATAAGGGACGCAGGGAGCACTGGCCTGAGACTGTTACCCGCTACTTTGACTTCATGACTAAGCACTTGAAAGACAAGCACAACTACGACATCCCTGCAGATCTAAAGTCTGAGCTTACATCTGCTGTGACTAACCTTGAAGTGATGCCTTCAATGCGTAGCATCATGACAGCTGGTGACGCTCTTGAACGACAGAATGTGGCAGGCTATAACTGTTCATACTTACCTATTGATGACCCTAAAGCATTCGATGAGGCTATGTATATTCTCCTGTGCGGAACAGGCGTAGGCTTTAGTGTGGAGCAAAAGTATGTATCTAAGTTACCTGAGATCCCAACTGAGTTGTACAATAGTGGCACTGTCATTAATGTTAAGGACTCCAAAGAGGGATGGGCTAAGGCTCTCCGACAAGTTATTGCCTTGCTATACGCTGGAGAAGTGCCTAAGTGGGATGTTTCGAGTGTACGTCCAGCAGGTACGAGGCTCAAGACTTTTGGTGGAAGAGCATCAGGGCCGGAGCCACTTGTTGACTTGTTCAAGTATGTGGTTGCAAAGTTTCGTGGAGCGGTTGGACGGAGGCTCACCTCTCTTGAGGCACATGATATTCTATGTAAGGTCGGAGAGGTCGTGGTTGTCGGTGGTGTACGACGATCAGCTATGATCTCACTGTCTGACTTGAGTGATGATCGTATGGCTCACGCTAAAGCTGGTAACTGGTGGGATGGTAATGGTCAACGTGCATTGGCTA